ATTCCATTCCGGAGCATTCTGCGGCGGATTGGCAAAAGAGCCATTCGGCTGGTTGGCGCCACACTTGATGCCCTTGGAGGATTGCATGCGGACCGTGACAGCCGCCTGCTTCTTGCGCTGCCCCTGGACCGTGGGCTCTCCGGTGTCGAGGTTGACCGTCTGCAACTGAGCCTGGAAGCCCAATCCCACGATCACCGCGGTCGCCGGCGCGGGCAGGGAAATGCTGCCATCGGCCGAGACCACCGTCGGCGGGATCACTTCGCCGTCCGCCAGGCCGGTCACCGTCGCCCCGGCGAGGTATTTCAGGCCGGAGATGGTCGTAACCGGCGCCGTCATCGTCCAATTACCAGAGGTTTGCGGCAGCACCCGGTCCCCGCTGTTGGGGATCAGTTCGACGATCGGCCGGGTTATGTTGCCCGTCACCACCGTGGCACTGGTGAAGCCGGTGATGGTAGCCCTTCCGCCGCCCATGCGGATCACGCTGCCCACGTCTCCCGAAGCGAACACTCCCGCTGATGCCGTGAAGGTAGCGGTATTGTTGAGGATCAGGGTGGCTGAAGCGCCCGAACCGCCATCGCTGACAGACGGATCCGAAATCACTAGCTGCGGGGAGATGTAGCCCGTGCCTGCCACACCGATCACCAGGGCGGTAATGACCCCTCCCACGATCGTTGGCGTGACCACACAGCCTATTCCCGGCCCCTGGCCATTGTCATCCACCACCGCGCATGTCGTGGCTGTAGAGTAGCCTGTGCCCCCCACAAGGGCGCTGTAGCCGGAGATCGCCCCCAGCCCGGTCGCTGTATTGGCCGACAGGGTCGCCGCGGGCGTCGGCTGATCGAGGGACTGGCCAGCATCAACACACCAGCAGTTCTCCAATGCCGGCCAATCCCGGTTATCCATGCGCTCGATCATGTAGCAGGTCTCGGAGCCTGGAAACCGCTTGGTCGCCATGTAGAGGGCGTCGACCGGCGGCTCCGTCACAGAACACACGCTCTGGAACAACCCGTTGGTATCGTGCCGCGACCAGCCCAGAATTTCCTGCGTCTTCAGAAAAGTGAGCGAGAGCATCGTGCCGTCATTACGCACAGACCAGAGGTGCTTATAGGGTTCTTCGGTCCAAGCATGTTCGCGGATCGTGTACCCAGTGAAAAGCTGCGAGGAATTGAGCGTAATGTCGGCGCCGGTGTAGATGTTGGTGGCGATCGTGTAGGACAGATCCCGATAGATCGATCCCTTGGCCTGCACATAGAGAAGGTCGTCCCCGATCCGCACGGGGGGCACCGTGGCCGAACAGCCATTGTAGGCCTGCGGCTGAGCGCTCTGCGTCGTGGGCGTAATCGGCGTCGGCGTGAAAGAACCGCCACCACCAGTCAACTGCCACGCCTGCAGGCCCGTCAGCACCACCAGGCCGCCGGGCATCGGCTCGGCAAACTGGATCCCGTTCACCTGCACCGACCATGGACTGCCCGTAATGGAATCGCTGTCGATCGTGGGGATGCGGCTATCGAAGTTCGTGAACGACCCCGGCTGGCTCATCCAGAAGGTGTCCGGATTATTCAGCGTATTGGCGTAGAAACGGCGCTGCTGGAAGTAGCTCGGCACCGATGGATAGTTGCCCGTGGGAGGCCCAATGGTGAGGTTGGCCGTGGCCCCTGCGCCGTCGCCGATCACTGTAATCGTATCACCATCGAGATAGTTTTGGCCGGCATGTTCAACGATCACTGCCGTCAGCGCGCCACCGACAAGAACGCCAGTCAGGATCGCGCCGGAGCCGGTGGCGCTGGTAATGGTGAAACCTACGACCGTATAGCCGCCGCCGCCCGACACCGGATCCACAGACAAGATGCGCCCGGGCGAGAAGGGATCGGTATTCTTTGGAGGAACCTGGGCCAGATCGGCCACGATATTGGAGTCGATGAACTGAGTGCCGAAAGCAAATCCGGCGAAGCCGAATTGCGAACCGACCGGAGGAACCACCCCATAGCCCGGAGTGGCCTTATAGACATTGTATTGATTGATGCCCTGCACCGACGACCAGGTAATGGTGATCGTTCCTGCCGTCGCGGCAATATCGACGGAGGCTCCTGAATAGGCAATCGGCGACACCACACTCTCGGTGCCATCATCAGCATTCACCGATGTCACGCCATAGGCGTAGTAAACGGAGCCGGCGGCACTAGCAACCAGAGACACCGACGTTGGCGGTGTCACCGTAGGCTCCGGGCTCATCGCATTGAAAACCCAATTGGTGTTTCCAAGTCGCGACAGATCCTGCGGCTGGTACTCGACTAAGGTTTCCTGATTGACGCAGCACAGCGACATCACATCAGCCGACTGAACGAATTTCAGGTATTTTAAATCGGCTTCAGCGTAGGGCGTCGCCACCGTATAGATGCGCGCCGCCGTGCCACCAGACGTGTAGGCACCCCAAGTCGTGGCATCGATCGGGTTGCCATAAACGTCAAAGAGATCGAACGTCGTCGCGGTGGCATTGTCCACCACATAGACCTCACCATTGATTTCGGTCATGCCGCCGACGCCACTGATGTATAGCCAATCGCCATCCTGATAAGTTTGGGCAGCCGAAAAGGTCACAGTAAATTCTGCGCCCAAGCCTGTGCCGGATGACGTATCCTGCGATACCGGATTGCCGGGAAAGGCGGTGTAACTGCCGCTGTCGGCCACCGTTACCGCATGCGGCGCGAACAACCCAAAGCGAAAGGTGGCCCCGGTCCCGGTTCCCGACGAAGCGGTTTGCGTAAATTCTCCGGCCGATGCGTTCGCGGTAAAGACACCGCCATTGAAAATAGCAAAGGTGAGGACGCCCATCTGGACGTCTAGCTCGGCGCCCGCGAGACCTGCGCCAGTTACCGGCTCTTGGCCCGGCACCGTAGGATTGACCGTGTAATCACCCGGCACCGTGATCGCCAGCACCGCCGTAATCGTTCCGCCCGCCACCGTCACATTGGCCTGGAATTTGGTGCCCGTACCGGTCGTGCCCGTCACCGTCTGGGTGCCATTGGCGCCGCCCGCCCCTCCCGCAAATACCGTGGCCGAGACAACCTGCGTCGTATTCACCACCAGCGAGACCGGCGTCGTCTGCGTGCCGCCAGTGACACTGATCGTATCGGTGATGTCGTAGTTGCCCGTTCCCGGGCTATTCAGCGTCAAGTCAATCAATTCTGTGGTCGTGACATCCAAAATAGCCGGGCTCGAGAAAGTCCCTCCGGTCAAAGTGACCGTGTCCCCGGGCGCGTAAGAAGCCGTCACGAATGTATTGACGGGCACTGCCGACGTCGCGCCATCCGACGGCGCCGTAATCGTCGCCGGGCTCGTATTGGTGATAGCGGTGATGTCGACACCGTTCTCGGTCACGAAGGCGCCGTTCGAAACCACCCGCATGTAGAAGTTGCCGAACTCCAGAGCGAGACCCTGGTTGATCGAGAACTGGAACGGGATCATGCGCGGCGGATAGGCCCGACCGGTCTGCTTGGAAAATCCCACGAACGAGGTGCCGGCGCGGGAGTAGGAACCACCCTGAAACGCCACCCACATATTGCGCATTGTGAAGGCGGCCGAGTGCATCCGGGCCAAATCATAGCGGCCCCCTAGAGAGGGCGAGACCTCTCCCTGATGAAAAGCGGCTTGGAGGAAAGGAGTGGCCACGGCCTAGTAGGCGCTGCCGTCGCCGAAGCCGATCGACCCGCCCCAGCCAGCGCCCCAATAGCCCCAGTCTCCCGATCCGGAGCCGTAGCCACCGACGCCAGTCCATGTCCCGCCAACCCGGCGATAGTCCATCCAATCGACCCTGATATCACTCGACGCGGTCATCTCGTTGCCATCGGCAATGCGAGCTTCCATGATCTTCTGCTTGGCAATGGCGATCTGCTGCGCACGCACCGACATGGCGAAGCGCTTGTCCTTGGTAAGCGGTCCCACGATCGAGCTTGCGAGAAAGGCCACCATGGCGGCGCGGAACAGATGATCCCACAGTGACGGATAGAGCGCGTTGAACGTGTAGACGCAGGACGCCTGCGGCACGTTCGACAGGATCACCGTGTTGCCAATCGGGCTCTGGCCCTGATTGAAGAGGAAACTGGAGTCGATCGGCGCCGAGTAGTTAGGATCGTTGGTGATCAGGTAACGCGACGGCACGATGGCATTGCCGATGAACGGCGCCCCCAGGCCAGTGGAGAGCGGCGCGCTGGGATCGGGCGGAGAGATATTGGCTGCCGGCGCCCCCGGATTAAAGAACGGGTTGAACGGGATGTAGCGGATCCGCGCGCAATCGATCGGGTAGGCATATTCGTAGGCGAAGTTGGTGCCAGGCACGGTAGTGCCGACATTAGGCGTCTGGCCGGTCGCATCCGCCAGCAACAGCAAGGAGACCTGCTTGCGCGCGAAGTCCCACGGGGCGCCGCGCAGCAGTTGCCTAAAACATTCACCATAGGCCCGGAGACATACTTGGGCCTCGCGTGTGCCTTCCTCGATGTCGCCCAGCGTGAAAT